CTTAAAGCCGTTACATAAATCATTATACCGTTGCCTTAATAAACTCAAAACTGATGGAACGTCATCCCACAATAGGATCTCTAACCTTGTTAAGAGTAAGACTGCAACTGGAACATATGTTTCGTCATTTGACTTGACATCTGCTACAGATCGCTTTCCTATCTTTATACAAGAGAGAGTTCTCAGTGGATTGTACAATCCAACAATAGCGAGCTTATGGAGGAAACTCATGGTTGATAGAGATTTCTCTGTAGGTAGTTCATGTATACGTTATAGTGTGGGCCAACCCATGGGTTTACTAAGCTCATGGGCTGCTTTCGCTTTAACGCATCACATTACCATTGAAGCATTAGCTTTGAAGGTTGGGAAACCTTCTTTTAAAGACTATTGTATCATTGGTGATGATGTGACTATCTTCGATCCTGTTGTTTCAGAGGAATATAGGAGTTTCCTCAACCATTATGATATACAAATCTCATCTTCTAAGTCGTTAGAATCTTGGGGAAACCCATGTTCTGCCGAAATAGGAAAGAGATTGTTTATAAATGGTCAGGAGGTTTCACCTATACCCCGAGACGCAATAGAATCTGCAGTGAACAACTATCTTCTTGTTCCTAATTTAATTAAAGTTGCCTTCGAACGCGGTATTGTTAGTAATAACTTACCACAACCCGTCCAAGATGTCTGGTCAGAAGTGTTCCCAAAAGGGAATAAGTCTGAAAAGATTAAAACTCTAATCTTCTATCCACTATCTGAGCCCCTATTTAAGGGTAACACAGAAAAGTGGGGAAACATTAGCGTTCCTCTTGTGAAGGAAACGTTTGAAGAGATCAAACTCGCTTATGTCAAGAGTAGAGCAAAGAGCCTATACATGAATGAATTAAATTCAATTCCTGATATGGGTACTCTAGGGCTCGTCTTGGAATCCGAGGAGAACCCTGATATATCGAGGCATCCCTTTATGTCTCTCTTGCGGGAGTATAGAGGAGTATGCGGAAGCATATTCATCGGTATCTCCACAAAAGGATTAGAATGTAGTGATTTAGAAAAGTTACCGTACCTTGTAAACCCAATGGTACCCGCCTTTGTGCGGCGTAGTCATCAGATAGAAAAGGTTCGTTCCTCTCTAATTCTTAAAACATTCGAGAAGCTCAATTTAGAATCCAAAGAAAGTTAGTAACTTCTTCCAATGGAAGCGGGTCCAACTGAGGGTCGAAAGACC